AATAAACTTTCATTACTTTCACGCCAAGTGATAATCGGCATTCCGTCAATGCTTCTTCTGCGCTGACTGGCTCCGGCATTATAATCACACCCCCTTTTCCGTTAACACAGTAGAAGTGCCAAGCCCGCTTAATCATTATCTGTTACCGCCTTATTTTTTAGTAGAATCTTTACAATAATTTACAATCCGGCCTTTATCAAATAATCCAACCTGGCCGCCAATCTCTGAGCCTTTGCGCGCCTTAATATCAAATCCCCTTTGTGTACCCATGCCCTGTGCTCGTCTGACCATCTAACAACCGCTAGGCCGTGGATTATGTCCATGTTGTGCTCTCGAATCGGGATCATGTTATTTGCTCTTTTTTTGCTGCGGCTTCTTGCAGCGATTGGTGATAAGTTTTCCCTTTTCTGTATTCGTATCGCGACCATTGTTTTAACTCTAAATCAGGCTTGATTCGCGAATACTTAGACCGGTTCTGATTAAACTCTTTTAGCTCGTCTTCAAATGTTAATCTGCCCATGAGCGATCCTCGTCATTGTGTTTATATTTTGGCGTGATAATTTTCAGTCCGTAGTGATCTGCCCATCTGCAAAACCACTCTAAACGCTCTTGGTAGCTCATCAGTAAACCCTCATAACCTTTGGCCCTAGTGATAGCCTGCATTCTTTTAGCGCCTCTTCTTGGCCTACTGGTTCAGGCATTATCATTACGCCTCCTTTGCCGTTTACACAGTAGAAATGCCATGCCCTCCTTAAGCCTGTCATGCCATTACTCCCGATTCTTTCCGTTTTTCTGCTTTTTGCTTCATATATTTTTCATATGCTGCGCTTTTTGTTGGGCTGAACCCTAAACCTTTACACCAAAAATCATTTTTTAATATCGTTTTGCATATTTTCCGCCACGATGGAACCTTGCCATTATTCTCTAGCTTAACCTCAACCTTGTCAGGGATTCCGTTTTCATATCCACGCTTTGACCACCAATTCAAATAAACAAAAAGCTTGTTTTTGTAATGCTCGGCTGTTCTTTTTGGCATTGTTTCAAGAAGGTGCTTACTAAAAGATTCGTATGTATGACCAGTAGGCAACGCGATTGAGTAATTACCCATGATCGCGCCTTTCTCAGTTGCGTATAATGCCCCCGTATTCGCTCCTGCAACGCGCAAAGCAAGCTTGGCCCACATATCTGGCTCGCATACTTGATAGAGCCACAATCCTTTTCTCGCCTCATCACCGAACGGCTCACAGATTCGCATTTGTGATATTTTCATTCCGGCCTGCATCATAAAGTCATAAAGCTTGTTGTATTCCTTTTCAAATTTTCCTAAGTAAGTCCAAATGTCCTGTGTTTTCCAGTCATAAATTGGATAAACATTCCATGAATTCTCTATAACGTTGGTTGTCCATGGCTTACCATCAAACATCGGCTTATCGCGGGCAATTGTTCTAAATCGATTTAATGACTCATCTGCACGGATTCCAACAAATTGAGCGCACGACTTGCCTTGTGCGTACCACTTTGCGAAACATGGCACAAATTCTTCAAATGGCATCCCGTAAAAGTAAAAGTCAAAATAATCATACTCAGTTATTGAATGCTTGCTTGGCTGTCGCACCCATAAATCTTTTTTGTCTTTATCCCATGCCGTCCACTCTGGTTCGAATTGGCTTGTTGCATTCCATGTTTTCATTGGAAGCGAAACCCAGAAAGGCTCGATATGCTCGGCGTATTTTTCAAAAATTTGTTCACAAAATGAGATTGTCATTTTCATCTGACACTCCCAATCAATAAACAGTACCCCCACGGTAACGCCACGCTTAATTGCCTCATCCATTACCAAGTGAAGCATTACAGCCGAATCTTTGCCGCCAGAGAATGAAACACATATCTTTTCAAAGTTATCAAAGGAGTATGCGATTCTTTCTTTTGCCATTGTCAAAACATCAACGCCAATATATTTTTTAGGCATATGCCTTCTCCAAATAATCATCTTTCCATTTTTTTATATGCAACTTTGCCGCATTGTTAGCGAGCACTTGCTTTTCCTCTTCCAGCTTACCCCATGCCTCTTTTGTTATGTCTTCTGGGCAATCTATCGCAATTGCAGCAGCAGCCTGCCCAAGCCATGCAACTTGGTTAATACCTGAATTGGTAAAATTAGCCTCGCATGATTTTGGCCACTCAACCACCACTAACTTCATAGCCGAGCCGAACAAATCTGTATCAGACATAAAGCTAACGCACTGGTTTATTTTTTCGGTCTTGTCTATTCCTAGTGAAGATTGCCACATAATACTTTTGAACTCCTCGCATTTTGAGAAGTGGTGATAAATTCTTTTAATTCTCATTAATCAATTCCCCTTCAAAATCATCTTTACCTAAATCAGAGAAAGACTCAGCTTCCCATGATTCGCTAAAATCAGCATCTTTAAACGCAAACGCTAACCCCTTAACTTGTTGAAGCCTTAAAACCTCATCAGGCTCCATCCCTAGCTCTTTGGCAATGCGCTCATCGCTCCAAAACCGCCTTTTTAGCTCGACAACAATATCCGACATAGCTGCAACACTATGCTTTCCTCTAGCTCTGTTATGGCGAATTGTGGCGGCCATTCGGTCATTTAAATCATGTCGATCAACGGCCAATGAAACCACAGGCAAATAACCCATAACCATTTTTTGGACAATCTCTGACTCTTTCCCGACTCTGTGGCGGTGAAACCCGTCAACCACCTCATAGCCATTATTTGGCCACGTAACAATTGGCTGCGTATAGCCATCAGCTTCAATAGATCGCTCTAGCAGCTTCATTTCTGGCGGGGCTACGCTGTTTGGGTTGTAGTCGTTAGCGTGAACCAAATCATTCTTTATCCACTCAACGAAATCTACTGGGCAAGACTTAAAAGGGCTTAACTCGTGAAGCTTTTTTCTAATTAAGTTTAAAGCATTTACTTTTTCATCAAGCTCAAGATCCCCTATAAATTCCAGTTTATTAATTACTTCATCAATCATTTTTCAATCTCTCCAATCTAGCCAGATCATCAAGCTCTAGCTGTGTTAGTGGTTTAGGTTCTTTTGGTTCTTCAAATAGCGCTAATAGTCGTGCCGCTTCATTTCTGCCTAGCTCTAACCGCTTTTCCTTGTCTTCGTCTGATTCTTGCGGCACAGGTAAAAACAATTGGTGCGCTCTATCGCGTTTAACAGCCTCTTCCATCAACGCTAGGATTGCTGGTATGTTCGGCTCTCGGAATATCCTATTCTCTCTCTCGGGCGAAATGGCGAGGCTTGCAAGCAGCTTCAAAGCGGCATCAATCTGTTCGCGTGAATACTTGCCGATTTGCTTGGCATATTCGCGCTTGGCAAAGTCAGCCTCTTTCAAGCTTGGGTAAACCAGATAAAACGCTCCGGCATACAGAACAACAAGCTTTGCAAACAAGTAGCCAGTTACATCTCTTTCGTGATCGCTAAAAGTTTGTTGCTTTGGCGTAGTCTGTGAGCCCGTCGAAGAGTTCTGCCCGTTGCTCACCGTAAGACTTTTTACCAGTTGTTCCAATTCCACCTTTTCCACTTTCCGCCTCTCTTCGTATCCAGTTACGCCACGTTGCAAGCCAATCAGTTTTAGTTGCGTCTTTGCCAGCTTTCGCTATCCAGTAATCTTTGAACTTATGCGCTACCTGAATAAACCATTCTTGAGTCATATCAGGTTTAATCAGTTGTGCGGATTCCCAGTATTGTTTATCAGGTTTCCAGTCATCAGGAAGTCGGCTAGCTTTTTTTCGAGGTGTAGCCGAAGGCGTAACAACTAAATCTTTTACTATTGGTTCTTGGTTATTGGTTATTGGTTTATGGTTATTGGTTAGTTCAACGCCTGCTGAACACCCGTTCAACACATGTTCAACATCTGCTGGCTTTTGTCTTGCTTCTGCTGATTTTTTACCCGCATTTGATCGTTTTTCCTGTTTTTGTCTGTAATCGGCAATTTCAGAATCAATGCGCCCATGTACCCATAAATCACCTTCTTTGGTAAAATAGCGGTTCAAAATGTATTCAACTTCTTGAATGTGATCGCGCAAACCTATCAGGCGAGCAACATCTGTTGAACATCCGTTGAACGCTTGCTCAGATAAATAGTATTCGTCAATCATCCTTCGATAGGCTAAGTCTTCAATTAGCGAAAGGCCTTTTGTGTGTGATGAGTAGTCACCGATATTGAACTGATAGTAATGCACTATTTTTCACCCCATAATTTAGCAACCCACTCAACACCCTTAGGCGTGAATTTAGCGGTGCTATAAGCGTGATCCGTATCAGATGTACCGGTTGTGACGTAAAAACGCCCAGAATCAATGTGTGGCGCGTATGGCATCCACTGTGAGCCTAGTCGGTACATGATTTTGTTATCTTGTAGAAATGCGCGGAAATCGTTTTCTTTGATTCGAAGCAATTTTGCGACTTGGCGAAAGCCCATGTTGCCAGTTGACTCAACGTATTTTTCTACGAACTGAACCGCAGGGCGTGCAGCTTCTAGCTCAACCGCTTGTTTAGCGGCAAGCATCAATGCTTCTGCAAAGGTTTGTGGTAAAATGTGGGCAGGCGATTGAACTTTTCTTTCAAGTTCTTGCCATCGGTCAATAATTGCTAATCGGTATTTTACTGAGTAACCAGAAACAACTAAGTCACATTCGCGCTTTGGCAGATTGTATTCAGATTGGTTTCTGTTTTGTGAGTCACGATAGATAACAGCAAATTTGCTTGCATCTATATCGGCTTGAAGTAAAACATTTTGAATATCGCGCTTAACGTCAAAATGATTTTTACCTGTCAGTTCCGCTATTTCGCGGCTCGACATTGTTAAAGCTGAATTATTTTGCAGAATTGGAAGCATAAAAAACGCCTTTGATCTAGTCCTTGGTGACAGATACCGTCGAAGGTAAGCTGGCAAAAAGGAAAGCCATTGTTTACGGTAAAACAAGGACTAGATCGAAAGCGTCTCAGGTTTTACCTTCTGTTTTGTCTCTGTCTGTCACAACAGGCGATTACTCGCAAAGACTGCGCCAAGCCTCTATCAGGCAACTAAGGCGCAATTGCATTATAGCACCACATAAACCAAGTGCAACTACAAATCAACAAATAAAACCACAACATGCCACCATAACAGGCCTATTCTCATTTGCGATTTTCCAATCGAAACACCTACAAAATATGGGGTC